GATTTCTGCTCCTTTATCTATATCTCCGCCTCCTGCATTTCTAACAGCATCTGCAGTAAATACAAACTCATTTTTTGATAATCTTGCTGGTACGTCATCTGCTCTTTCTTGACCACCTATTGGTACAAAGCCACCATCGTTTCTGTAATCTTTTTCTAATCCACCCATGTCCATCATACCACCTTCTTGGGCCATGATCCGTGGTTGTTGCATCATGCCTCTACCCATCATAGGATTCATTTTTTGTGCCATCATCATTTGTTGCATTCTAGGGTCCATCATTGGTCTTGGTCTTGGCATTTGATTTGGTAAAGTTGCTGTTGGTGTTGCTTGTGGCATACCTGTTGATTCATCATCAGGAAAAGACATTGAGTCCGTACCCTCTAATTGCATAGTTACCGGAGGTAAACCTGTGCTACCACCCATTGCTAATTTTTTTACATCATCTTCGTCATCATCATAACCAAACATTTCTTTTGATAAAGCTCCTCTAAGTTCTCCTATACCACCATTAGCATAGTCAATACGTCCACCATCAGCTGCATAAAAATTAGGTTGTAAGAAAGCATATTCATTTGGATCAACTCTACCTTTGTTAGCTGCTATGTATTCTCTAATACCTTGTGGATTCATACTTGGTCCACGTCTTGACATTAATGAATCTAAATCTTGATCTTCTTCTTCTTGGCCCATTAATAATGGTAATAAAGATGTAGCAGTTATTGCACCCATTGCAGTTGGCATTAATGATCCAAAACCTTTTGTTAATCCTAAAGTATTAAACAAACCTTTTTTAGCTGCCATTTGTCCAAGACCTAATTTATTCATTGCTAAACTATTAGCTCCGAACAAACCAGCTTTCATGTTCATTGGATTAAACATACCTTTACTAAAAAGTGATCCTTTTAAACCATAAGATCCACCCATAGCTCCTAGACCATACATTATAGCAGCTTTACCTAGTGGTGATTTTGCAACTTTCTTAATTCCTCTTGCTGCTTTTTTAAATATACTACCAAGTCCATAAGCACGTCTACCATCATCACCCATGATACCACCAAAGGCTGCTGGTTCTCTTGCCATGCCACCATCTGCTAAGAAAGTAGATTTACCACCAATGTTACTAATACGTGCTTGGTCCGCTTCTGTTAAACTTCTATTTGGTTGTCCAAATTGAAATGTAAAAGGTGTTCCTAATTCTTCTGGATTTAAATCTGCACCACCACCCATTGGCATAACCGGAGGTAAAATTATTGGTGGACCATCTCTAAATTCATTTTCTGGAAAAGTTGAATGAAATCCTGAATCTGTTAAAATATCTTCACCCTCTCTTGTATCCCAAAATTCTGGAGTAATCATATCTTCAGAATACTCTCCAGTTCTAAACATATCTTGAATAACATTATTTTTTATAGCCCAATTATGTTTTGCAAATTTATCAGGTATTAATCCTATTCTACTTAAAGTTCCTATATAAGGAATAATATTTTTAACTTTATTAAAAGTTGTTGGAGTTAGTTGAGCATTAATAACTGCTCTTGCTTGATTTAAATTTTGTTCAAATGTTCCTTTATCCTCTGGTTCAGGTGGTGCATCTGGACTTGTGCTACTTATACCAAGTTCACGTGGTCCTGTTGGAGGAGGGCTATATGTAGGTTGATTATTACCGCCAGTGCCACCTCTGTTGTCAACACCAGTGCCACCCAAACCACCTTGTCCTCCAGTAGCTTGATCAGCTTCATTTCGACCACTTTGATAACCACCAGGTCCTCTATAACCAGGTCTTGAACCATCTTCTTTTTCTTTAACAAGTTGCATAACTCCACCGTCTTTAACACCCATTCTATCTTGTTCTTGTGATCTGTAATAATCTCTTGGTGACATAAATTGTTCACCAGCTTCTTCTTGACCCATTTTATAATTTCTATATTCGTCTATTAGACCAGATTTCATGGCCATACTACCAACACCTTCATCTTGTTTAGATGCTAGTCCTTCAAAATAATCTTGTAATTCTTTCATGTAATCAGGCGTTCCTCTTTTATCTTTCATATCAGGAAACACTCTTTCAAATTCTTCCATGTATTCTTGTAATTGAAACTCAGCCATTTTTTGCTGGTCTTCTTGTGGTGATTTAGGTCCTTGATTACCTGAGTAAGTAATTTCTGGTGCACCTGTGTCTAGTGATTCTAATCCTGTTTTCATATAATTTTTTAAGTTAATTTTAAAAGCAGGAATTTAACCTGTGGTTTCTTATATTACTTGTTTTTGTCAAGTAAATCAAGCTATGTTGTAACAGTTCTTTTCTTAACTTCTAGAGCAGATAACACCACATGTAGCCTGTTTGCTGTAGCTGCTGTTACTTTTAATATTTCACTTTCCTCTAATACAAGAGGGCCTGTTAATAGTTCTGTTGTTGCATTAGCACTAATAGATTTAGTCTTAAATAAACTAAACACAGCACTAGCTGTATCTGTAATAGTTACAGTTATAGTATCAGCGTTTCCTGAGTCTTCTGATACTATTATTGATTTAATAATAGCAGTTGTAGCACTAGGCACTGTATACAATGTTGTAGCACTAGTAGTTGTTAGATCTACTTTTTTATTTACAAATGTATTAGCCAAAGAAATATGCCTCCGCTTCCGCTTCTTCTTTTATATCTTGTTGAAATGTTGTATTTAATTTTTGCACAATACTATCTATATCTCTAACAAATGATTGTTGTATCTGTTCATCGTAATTTTTTGTAGGTTGTGTAAGTGATTGTACAATTCTAGCCATTATCTTCTACCATCCGGTTGTATATCTAATCTAAATGTACCAAGTTTCCAAAACTGACTTGTACTACTGTTAGATACTTTTAATGCAATTGATCTAGCTCTAGCACGTGTGTCTAGTTTTTGTGTAGAATTATTTACGGTAAATGGTCCAAGTGATGAACTAGCTGCAGTATCATTTGGAAAATCTTTTAAATTTAATGTAACAACACTATCACCAGTCTGTGATAAAAAGTCTGGTAATACTCTTCTAATTTTCATCATAAACTCACCATCACCAGCAAGTCCTTGTTGACCTATATCAAAATCTCCTGATTGTATGTTTGCGGTAATAGAATTTGTTGCACCTTCTTTAATTTCATCTAATCCTTTTTCATGTTCAAAGTATGTTGTTGTACCATCAGTGCATCCAATAACGTGGTCTTTGTTTGTAGTCGCTGTTGTATCATCACTATTATATTCTGTTGCATGTGGTTTACCAAATACAGCTGAGTCTTGCCAAGCTGTTCTAGCTAATGTGCCTGTTGTCCAAACTGGACGTTCTGGTGTTGAGTCTAGGTAATTGTAACATACCATACGGTTCACGGTCCCTGATCCTGAGTTAGGATAAAACCACATAACCTCACCAAACAAGTTATTTAATCCTGCATTAATGTGTTGTTTAGGAATTGTATTAATATCATCGTAAACATGATCTTCAACTAAACATGCAAGTGATTCTAGTTTACCTGTGTATCTAAAGAAACCATTTTCTGACATCCAATAAGCAGAACCATCAACTTCTACAGCTGCATTCTGTCCTATCAATCCACAGTTAGTACCAACTTGTTGGAATGAAAATGTAAAAGGACTTCCTACAAATCTCATAATAAATAATGCAGTATCAGTCCAAACGTAAATTGCATCACGACCACGTATCGCTCCCATAATTTTTGATCCATCTGCAAGTCTTTGTGTACCAGCAGTGTTAGTAGCTGATGGTGCATAAGCATCTGAGCCATCAATATTTTCTTGATCAGAAAATCTTATAAACATTTCATCTCTTGTACTTGATGTACCAATAGTTGTTTCTGTTCCAAAAAATATTAAGTGTCTATCAGGTGTTGATACTAAACTAAAACTAGATGACGTTGGTGCGTTAGCAAGTATAGTTGCTCTTGTTGCATTTGCAGTTGTAGGATCTGAATCCCATTCAAATGTTTCTCCACCAGATATAGTTGCAATAAGTTTGTTACCAAAATTATCTAATGACCATAGACCTGGTGCTGTAACGATGTCACCTGATGCGGCAGCGTTCCATGCAAAAAAGTTTGAAGCATCTGTAACTGTTGCGCCACTTGAATGTATTGCTGCAGTTGTACCTGTTGCACCTCTCGTTAACCCAGATAAAGTGCCTCCACTATTTCCTGTGTAAGTAATTAGTTCAGAACCGATTTGTACAGTACCTGATGATGCAAATGATGTTGAACTTGCCATAGTTAATGATGTGACTGATGCATTTATTCCTGACGATAGTGTTGAGGTAAACTGTCCTTGTTGTACACCACCCCAAGATCCAAGACCCCAACCTGTTGTTGCAACTTCAACTGCTGGTCCTACAGGATAATAATGTTTAACACGAATACCACCAGAAGTAGTTGCACCTGATCCTGATTCGTTAGATGCCATAGTAATAGTTAGTGTAGTAGTTGTTGGTATAGTTGTTACTTGAAATTTGTTGTCATCAAAATTAGATGCAGTAAAACCAGAATTTGTAATAGATGAAAAATTATCTAATAATATAATATCACCTTTATTAATATTGTGAGCTGATGCAAAAGTTATTGTAACAGTTGCTGATCCATTAGTTGTAGAAAATGCAGATGTTAAAGTTGTTGTAGCTTTAATTGGGTGTATGTCATAAAAAATACCACCAGAATATGCATATAAAATTCTATTTGTACCTAACGCTGCATACTTAATACCACTAGCATTTACAAAATGATGTATGGCTGTGTTACGTCCTGTTAAATCAACAGAGCCTAATTGCGCCCAACCACCTATTTTTTCTGGTGTACCATATCTAAATCTAACATTGTCACCTTCTATCCATTGGCCCTCGCCACCTGTTGATGTAACTTGTTTATTAAATCCTGGCTGAAAATTTACTTTTTGTAACATATAACCTCATTGTATTATAACTTCCGCATTGATGGAAGTCCTAACATCGGCCTTTTGTCAAACCTATTTTCTTTAGCAAAAGGACCATTTACATGGTTATAATGAAGAAATACTTGAGCGCAAGTATTACCTTCTAGAGGTTCTCTCCAATGTTCTAATTCGCAACCACTATACACTAACATGTCTCCTACATCAAGTAAG